ACCTTAAAGCGAAGACTACTGGCAACCTATATATTGAATATGAATCAAGGGGGAAGCCCTCTGGTATCTCTCGCTCCGAAGCAGACTACTGGTGCTTTGCTTTCGAGAATCTTTTCATCTTCATTGAGACAACCAAACTCAAAGAGATAATAGAGCCAATGAAGGGAAGCACTATGGATAAGCGAGGTGGAGACAAGAACTCTAGCAAGGGCATCCTCTTACCACTAGAACGATTAACGGAATTGAAATGAACACACTTACATTTGATATAGAAACAAACGGAATTAAAAACTGGGCAACACTCAGTGACCTAGACACACTACATTGTTTATCCATCTATGAGTCATACACTCAAGAGATGAGCAGTTACAGCACAGTAGCAGGTAACATTGAAGAAGGACTTGAGAAGTTAAAGAACGCTAATACTATTGTAGGACACAACGTCATAGGGTTCGATGTCCCTGCCCTACGGAAGTTATATGGGTTCACTCACGACAACGTGATAGACACCTTGGTGTTAGCTCGGTGCATCTTTCCAGATGTACGCAACGATGACTTCAAGCGTGTAGACTTTGACACTAAGCTAATAGGCTCACACTCACTCAAGGCTTGGGGAACTCGACTAGGTATCCTCAAGGATAACTATGGTGAGACAGCGGACTGGTCACAGTGGACACAAGAGATGCAAGATTACTGCGAGCAAGATGTTCGTGTGACTTCTGCTTTGTATCTGTGGTTAAAGTGCAGACATCCATCAGAACAAATGATAGAGCTTGAGCATAAGTTCGCTACCCAAATGCGTCTTCAAGAATACAACGGCTTTCCTTTTGATAATAGAAAAGCTGTTGAACTTATGGAGAGACTGATGCTTGAGAGGTGTGAGATAGAGTCCGACCTACAAAAAGCTTTTCCTCCTATCGTTGAAGAAACAAAAAGTTTCCAATGGCAGAACCGAAACGGTGATGTCTTTCCCACAAAGAAAGCTATGCTAGAGGTTGGCTACAAAGCTAACGAGTGCGTTAAGGGAGACCGCAAAACTAAAGCTATTCCATTCAACCCCAACAGTCGTGACCAAATATCTGCTAGGTTGATGGAGCAAGGATGGAAGCCTGATGCGTTTGATGGTAAGCGCCCTGCTATAAACGAAAGCGTTCTTAAGGACATTAACACTGAGGAGTCTCTCAAGCTATTACAGTTCTTGACCATCTCCAAAAGACTTGGACAACTCATGGAAGGTAACCAAGCTTGGATTAAGTTAGAGCGCGAGGGTAAGATACATGGTGGTATAAATACTAATGGCGCTATCAGTGGTCGATGCACTCATCAATCACCAAACGTAGCTCAAGTCCCATCTGTCCGCAGCCCCTATGGTGGTGAGTGTAGAGAACTATTCACTGCACCAAAGGGTAAAGTATTAGTAGGATGTGACGCTAGTGGTTTAGAACTACGATGCCTTGCCCACTATCTATACCCGTGGGACAACGGTAAGTATGCTAAGACTATTCTTGAAGGTGACATCCACACCGCTAATCAAAAAGCAGCAGGGCTAGAAACAAGAGACCAAGCTAAGACTTTCATCTATGCCACACTCTATGGTGCAGGTGATGCCAAGATTGGTTCTATTGTTGGTGGTAGTTCTAAAGAAGGCAAGCGCCTCAAGGGTAACTTCAAGAAGAACCTACCAGCATACAGCAAGCTAGTAACAGCAGTCGAAGCTAAGGTCACATCAGTCGGTTCACTCATCGGTCTTGATGGACGCAAGCTACCCTGTCGTTCAGCACACTCAGCACTCAACTTACTATTGCAGTCAGCAGGTGCAGTCATAATGAAACAAGCCTTAGTGAACTTCGTAGCTGAAGCAACCAAGCCTTATGAGATGCACGCGAATGTTCACGATGAGGTGCAGTTTAGTTGTGACGAGAAGGATGCTCCAGTTCTTGGAGAGTTATTCGTCAAAGCAATTACCAAAGCAGGTGATGACTTGAACTTCAAGTGTCCTCTTGATGGTGAATATAAAGTAGGAAACAACTGGAAGGATACACACTAATGGCTAAAGAACACTTAGTAAAAGAATCTATTGTGCTGGGTTTAGATGTTAAGATTGATGAGCTTAAGCAAACTCTCAGTAGTCTAGAGCTACAGCGTATTCACTTAGTCAAACTTATAACCAAACTAGAAACATTCAAAAAAGAAATATGAGCGCTAAAACAATAATGATAGATGGCGATATGATTATATATCGTGCAGCGTTTTCATCAGAGGTGGAAACTAAATGGGATGACAATATCTGGACACTCCATTCATCGGAAGCAGAAGCTACTACAAAGGTAGATGAACTCGTTGAGACTATTATGAAGAGGTTGAAAGCTACTGATTACATTACGTGCATTAGTAGTAAGACCAACTTTCGTCATGACCTCTACCCAGACTACAAGGCTAACCGTTCCGACAAGCGTAAGCCGTTGTGTATCAAGGCATTAACTGAATATATGTATGACTACCATAACGGGTTGATTGTAGATAACTTAGAAGCAGATGACCTCATCGGTGTTCTCTGCACGAGGAACCCCAAGGATACCATAGCGGTTAGCGGCGACAAGGACTTCGGCACGCTGCCCATCACTTGGTATAACCACCTGAAGGACGAGATTACTACTACAAAGTTAAAGCAAGCTAAACGCTTCCACCTTATTCAGACACTCACGGGTGACGCTATTGATGGATACAAAGGTCTCAAGGGTGTTGGCATTAAGACCGCAGAGAAGATACTAGATAAGAATGGTGCTACGTGGAAGACCGTTGTTGATGAGTATAAGAAGCATGACCTCACAGAAGATGATGCCCTACTCACAGCACGACTAGCCTACATCCTACAGAAACAACATTACAACTTAGAAACTAAAAAGATAAAACTATGGACACCAAGAAAGTAACATTACCTGACAGTGGTAAACGCTCAGAGTTTGACACAGGTGCAGTGAGAGATGCGATGGAGGGAAAAGGGATGCCCTCGTTGCTACCTATAGATGCACTACGAGCTGCCTCTAAACGCTTTGAGGATGGAGCTAATAAGTATGGTCGTGACAACTGGACTAAGGGTATTCCACTCAGTAGATACATAGATAGTTTGTATAGACACCTATGGCAATTCATCGAAGGGGATGAGAGTGAAGACCACGCTGGTGCTATCGTTTGGAACGCCATGTGTCTTGTTCAAACTGAGAAGTGGATTAAGAATGGTAAGTTACCTAAGTCGTTAGATGACATAAGGAAGAGGGAATATGAAGAATCGAACCAAGAAGAAAGGTAATTATGGCTGACTCATTTCCCCCAATACATCCACAACTACTCAAAGCTTTGGTCGAAAACTTCCCACAAAAAGATTTTGATACGAGTAAGTCATTAAGAGATATGGACTTTCATAACGGACAACGCTCGGTCATTAACTTTCTTACCCATCAATTCGAGATTCAAAACGAAAATATCCTAACGAAAGAATAATACCATGTGCATGTCATCCCCTAAAATCCCAGACCCAGTGCCACCACCCGCACCTCCTCCCCCTCCTACTAAGACAGCTAAGACGGTGGAGAACAAAGCTCTTAAGAACCGCAATAGTTCCTCTAGGAAGCGTGGTACTTCGGCTCTAACTATTCGTCGCTCTACAGTCAACACTGGCTCAAGTGGCACAGGTGCAAGTATCTCTTACTAATATAAATGGCAGATAGAACCCTCTTTGTAAACGGTCAACCTTTCACATTTAATCGTGATAGGTTTGCAGGTGTAAGAACTATGACGGTGACGGCAGGCACAGTCCCTCTTACTGACGACACTACCTCCATCCAAGTAACCGTTGCGGGACACGCTGACATCAGTGGTATATATACTCCGCACCCAACAATAAGCCAAAGTTGGCAGCAACAAGGAGGTAATGGTACGATTACCGCTAGTTCTTTTAACGAGACAGATGGCTATGAGTATCTTTTTGCAGACGCTGACACTGAACCATTGATAAACCTTGGTGGCTTTGTAGGTACTTTTACTGACCGACCTTGGAAGGTTGTGTTTGCCTATGGTATAACAATTACTGGGCTTCCACTAACAGAGACAGTCACAGTAGACCGCACAGCTTCCGTAATCGATTCAGACCGTAAGGGTGAGTCTCGTCCTCTACTAAGTAAAGTAGTAGGCGGGGCAGCAGCGGCATACAGCCTACGTGACCTCAATGACAAGCAAGGTAACAACAAGGTAGTTGAAGTAAGACGTTCTAGTGGTGGTTCGCGTAAATTCTTAGCCAAGGAGGTATCTAACGGTACACTAGAGGAGTGGGTAAATGAAGATGTAACTATATACCAATCAGATTTTTCAGCAGGAATAGATGGATTTAACTCAACAAGCACTACAACCGCAACGGGTAATCAAGACGGAGTAAGTGATTCAGTTGGAACAACCAAAGACAATGTATTAAAGGTAGTTAAAGCAGCAGATTCTCAAGGTTATATGCAAAGAGATAACGGCGTTATTGCTGGACTAACATATACAGTATCTGGTTCATTCTTTGTGGACTCGGCGGTAAACACTGCTGTTGATGGAATAATGATTAAGGATGGATTAGCTGGCAGTAGTCTTTCTGATTATCCAAGCGGATATTTAACTTCAGATGGAACTTGGACAGATTTTTCTTTTTCTTATACAGCAACAACAAGTGGAAATCAAAGAGTTCAACTTGGCATTAGCTCTCTTGGAAGTAATCCCAATGGTTCATCTACTGGTTCAACGGGAGACATTGTTTACATAGCTGATTTAAAGTTTGTTGAGACTACATCTAACGGCTTTGTAGAGACTTGGTATGACCAGTCAGGTAATGGCAAGGATGCTGTGCAGGCTTCATCTAGCCAACAGCCTAAGATTGTAAATAATGGTTCTCTAGTAACTGGTGGTCTTCTGTTTTCGGACAATCAACATATAGATACGACTGATACATTTAGTTTTGCCAGCGGGTCTTCAGTGTCTCTGTTTACTGTTAACAAAGCAACTGGCTCTGAAAATAGTTACTTGGTAAGATTGTCGGCTTATATTATATGGAGACTGGGTGGAGGAACCAGAAGAATGCAAGTTGGAACTTTTGCAAACTCAGGAAGCATCTCTGGAAACGAAGAGCTTTGGACTCCCATTATAAACGTTAATAGTTCTGGAGGAACGGGTAATTTTTTCGTGGACGGAACACTCGCATCTAGCGCAGATGCAAACATTGGAACTAGCACTGTTACTAACTCAGTTTTGAACATTGGTGGAACGGGGGTTTCTAACCATTGGAATGGCACTATAAATGAAATCATTCTTTATACCTCTGACCAAACTTCTAACCGTCCCGCCATCGAAGCTAACATTAACAATCAATACAACATCTACTAATGTATCTAATCTACGCAAGCGAAGAAGCCGCCATTGAGCGAGCCGACGAAGAAGGTAAAGACCGCAAATACCCTTACTGGACTACTGGAGGAACAACACGTTGGGTGACTAGACCTTACCCTACGGCTGACGGTATGTGGGCTTTAGATATTTCTGAGTATGACCTCGACGAGTCCGAAGAGTCCGCTACTGTTGATGCCTATTCACCCCTAGAAGTCGAAGAGGACTAATATATTTATGAGTAACAAATCTGCCGAAAGCTTATACACCTCCCTCGAGGGGAAGCGCTACCAATACCTAGACAGAGCCAGACAAGCATCTAAATTAACTTTACCTTATGTAATGCCTGATGAGGGCTTCGGTTCTCATTCACGGTTAGAGACACCATTTCAAGGCGTTGGGGCAAGAGGAGTAAACAACCTCGCTTCTAAATTACTGTTGGCACTTCTACCCCCCAACGCCCCCTTCTTTAGATTAAACATAGACAAGTATGCTTTGGCAGCCGAAGGCGCTGATGCGAGTGTACTGTCTGAAATCGAAGCAGGACTTCAACAAGTAGAAGATTCTGTGATGGATGAGATTAGTCGTGAGACCTATCGCGTTGCTATCCATGAAGCACTTAAGCATCTTATCGTTGCTGGTAATGCTTTGATATATATGCCTGATGATGGTGGTATGCGTGTGTTTCACCTAGACCGCTATTGTGTTGAGCGTGATGCTATGGGTAATACCCTATACATCTGCACCAAGGAAACACTTTCATATATGTCACTGTCTGATGAGTTGAAAGAACTCGTAGGTGTCCAAGGAGAAAGCGCTGACGAGGCTATCAATCTTTACACAGCAGTGTGCCGTAAGAGTGACCACTGGTTTGTCTACCAAGACATCAATGGTATTCGTATCCCATCCTCTGAAGGTAAATACAAACTAGACAAGAACCCATTTATACCATTGAGATTTACTCGCGTCGATGGTGAAGACTATGGTCGAGGTTATGTAGAAGAATACCTCGGAGACCTACAGTCACTTGAGACCCTTACCCAAGCTATCGTTGAAGGTAGCGCAGCAGCAGCCAAGGTTCTGTTCATGGTTAATCCTAACGGTACAACCAGAGCAAGGACACTAGCTGAGTCACCTAATGGTGCTATCACCCAAGGTAATGCTCAGGACGTATCGGTTCTACAACTTAATAAATTTAATGACTTCCGCGTTGCCCAAGAAACTATCAGAGAAATCAAAGATAGACTTGGACACGCCTTCTTACTTACTTCAGGAGTTGTTCGCCAAGCCGAACGTGTGACTGCCGAAGAAATAAGAATGTTAAGTATTGAACTAGAGTCTGCCCT